GTGCGATTCGTGCCGCGCCAGATGTTTATAAACTGATATGGGCAATAGGTTCGCCAGTGGTAAGAACGCAATCAGCGAGTGCGACCGCTGTGGGCAGCGCTTCAAGTTAAAACTGCTGAAGAAGGAAGTTATCAAGACTAAGACGTACAATTTGCTTGTATGTCCTGAGTGCTGGGACCCCGATCAACCGCAGCTTCAGTTGGGTATGTATCCGGTAGACGACCCGCAGGCCCTGCGTAACCCGCGCCCAGACCGTAGCTATGTGGCTTCGGGGCTTTTAGTAAGCGGTTATTTGGGTGAGGGCAGCAGGAATATTCAGTGGGGTTGGAACCCCGTGGGTGGCTCTAGGTTTTTTGATGATGCGCTGACGCCAAATCTCTTGGCTTTGGGTGTGCAAATTGGTACAGTTACGGTTACCACATAGGAGTTAAATATGGACGCAAAGAAAGCAGTGCGGAAGCACGAAGCAAATATGCACCCCGGCAAAGCGCCGACCAAACTGCATGCGGGTGGCAAGACCAACGCCGACATGCTCAAGATGGGCCGTGGTTTGGCTAAAGTAGCCAACCAGAAGTCTTCTGGACGGAAAGGCTAATCATGGCTAAATACAGCAAAAAGATTGGCGGCAAAGAAGTTGGTGATGCCAGCGTCTATGCTGAGCCACACACCATGAAGGGCAAACCCGTAGTTGCGGAAACCAACCCGGGCAGGATGCCGAACCATAGCAGGTTGGACACCTACAACGTGAGCCTTGGTGCTATCAGCAAATTTGCCGGTGAGCAGCCAGCCAAAACCTCGGGCATCAAAATCCGTGGTACAGGCGCAGCTACCAAGGGCCTGATGGCTCGTGGCCCAATGGCGTAAAGCATGACATACACCGAGCTTGTAGCGGCGATCCAGTCGTATACGGAGAATCAGTTCCCAGCTACAACTCTGGCGGACGGTTCCACTGTGTCCAGCACAACACAGATTAACACTCTGATTGAGCAGGCTGAGCAGCGCATCTACAACTCGGTGCAGTTTCCATCCATCCGCAAGAACGTGACGGGCAGTATCACGGCCAACAACAAGTACTTGGCTTGCCCTAGTGACTTCTTGGCCACGTATTCAATTGCTGTCATTGACGCTACGGGCGCGTACGAGTTCCTGTTGAACAAGGACGTGAACTTCATCCGTCAGGCATACCCCCAGCCAACTGATACAGCCATCCCCAAGTACTACGCGCTGTTTGGTTCGCAGAGCAACGACCCGAACGAGTTGACGTTTATTCTTGGCCCTACGCCAGATGCAACGTACAGCGTTGAACTCCACTATTACTACTACCCCGAGTCGATCACGACAGCAGGTACGACATGGCTGGGTGACAACTTTGACTCCGTGTTGTTGTATGGCAGTTTGGTTGAGGCGTACACGTACATGAAGGGCGAGGTTGATATGGTCACGCTGTACAACACTAAGTACAATGAAGCCCTTGCGCTTGCAAAACGTCTGGGTGACGGTATGGAGCGTCAAGACGCTTATCGTTCCGGCCAATATAGACAGGCAGTAACATGACCATCGCACAAACCGCAACGACCAGCTTTAAAGTTGAACTGCTTCAGGCAATTCACAGCTTTGGCCCAACGTCCCCCGACACCTTCAAGATCGCGCTGTACACAGCGGCATCTTCGATTGGTCCAACAACGACTGTATATACAACAACTGCTGAAGTTGTGGGTACAGGCTACACGGCGGGCGGCAACACGCTGGTCATCTCCACGAGCCCGACCTCTGGTAACAACACGGCAAATATTCCTACCGCGTTTGTCAGCTTCTCCAATACATCTTGGACAAGCGCATCGTTCACGGCTCGCGGCGCTCTGATTTACAATAGCACCGAAGGCAATAAATCTGTGGCGGTTTTGGACTTCGGCGCAGATAAAACGGTTAGCAATGACACGTTTCAGATCATTTTCCCAACCCCCGACGCATCTAGTGCAATCGTCAGAATCAGCTAAACAGGAGCTTTTATGCCTATCGAAAACAGCAAAACCCAAGACGCCGTGCAAGCTGGCATGATCACCAACAAGCAGGCGTTTGATGCCCTTGGCGCTGGCGGCGTGTACTCCGTTGAGTGCGTTGGTCCTGATGGTCAAGTCAAATGGACTGACACTTTCCACAATCTGGTGATGAACACGGGTGTGCAGGACATGGTTACGGATTACTTCAAAGGTATTTCCTACACCGCCACACCTTTCTTGGGTCTGGTAACCGGCCCCGGTTCAGGCACTACGTTTGCCGCAGCAGACACGCTGGCAAGCCATGCTGGTTGGACAGAAAGCAGCGCATACGCTGGTGCTCGTAAAGCAGCGGTATTCGGCACGGCTACTACAGCCAACCCTTCGGTGATCTCAAACTCAGCCTCTCCAGCGTCGTTTGTCATGAACGCGACTGTCACTATTGCTGGCGCGTTCCTGTGTACCGTGGATAGCGGTACCTCTGGTATTTTGTTCTCTGCCGGTGACTTCACTGGCGGCGACAAGCTCGTGGACAGCGGCGACACGTTGAACGTCACCTACACATTCTCGCTGACTGCCACATAAAAGGCGGATAGGTGTTTGGCTACGCAACATTTGCCCAAGCCCCTTTTGCTGCTTTAGGCAGCGGGGGTGCGGTGATTGACGTTGCAGTAGCCGAGACCGGAAGTTCTGCAAGTATCACAAGCTTTTTGGCAAGCGTGTTGGTTGCCGTCAATGCAGAGGCTGCGTCTACTGCGGCGGCTGTCAATACGATCAACAACATATTCAACAATGCGATTTCCGAGGCGACGTCCACGGCTTCTACACAGGCAGCACAGGTAGACTTTTTGAGCTTGATAGCAGAGGTGGCGTCAACTCAAGCAGCCCAGACAGTTATTGCAACGATGTTGGGTAGTGTTTCTGAAGGCGCTACGGCCCTTGCTACACCAACGGCCAGCGCGGTGTTTCTTGCGTCTATTCTGGAAGCAGCTTCAGGCGCGGCTGCAAACACCGCCTCTAAGCTAGTTATTGCCAGTATTTCAGAAGCTGCGTCTGGAGCGGCGGCGGTAACTAATACGGCGGTATTTGTTGGGACAGTGGCTGAAGTGGCCTCCGCTTTGGACGTTCTCACAGTGCTCCGTACCGCCAACGTGTTCCCAACGGGCATTCAGATTTACGTCTACATTGGCGACGCACTTGTATGGGCAGTAATTGATGACAGCCAGACACCGGGTTGGACTGTCCTACCATCGTAAGGAACAAAAATGGCATTCGTTGTAAAAGACCGCGTTAAAGTTACGACTACCACCACGGGCACAAGCGACTTCACCCTTGGAAGCGCGTCTCTTGGGTTTCAAAACTTTTCCGTTATTGGCGACGGCAACGTCACTTACTACGCCGCTACGGATGCAATCACAGGCGACTGGGAGGTGGGTATTGGCACGTACACCACGGCTGGCCCAACGCTTACACGGACAACGATTCTTGAGTCCAGTGCCGGGGGAAGTAAGGTTTCTTTCAGCGCGGGTTCCAAGGATGTATTTGTAACGTACCCCGCAGAGCGTGCGGTGTATTTGGATACGGCAGGCTCGTATCCAGTACAGAGCACCTTCAATGCTCTGACAGCAAGCTCGATTGCGCTGACCACCGGCACAATCACAACTGCTCCCACTACCAACACAGACATCGTAAACAAGCAGTACGCAGACGCGATTGCATCGGGCATCCACTTCCATGAAGCCGTGGAGTTGGCAACGACCGCAGCGCTACCGGCCAATACTTACAACAACGGCACATCCGGGGTAGGGGCGACTCTTACCGCAAACGCTAATGGCATTTTGTCTGTGGACTCAACGGTCACGGTTGTCTCAAACCGAGTACTGGTCAAGAACGAAGCCACGCAAGCAAACAACGGTGTTTACACGGTTACGCAGGTCGGTACCGCTGGAACGCCGTACATTCTTACTCGCGCTACAGACATGGACACTGTTGGCACCGGAGTTAACCAGATTGACGAGGGCGACTTTTTCTTGGTGACCAGCGGCACGGCCAACATTAACACTGCTTGGGTACAGCAGACTGCTCCCCCCATTACAGTTGGTACAACGGCGCTTGTGTTTCAGCAGTTTTCCGCACCGATTACGTACACGGCTGGTACAGGACTGAACGAGTCTCCAGCATACACATTCAACATAGCAAATACAGGCACAGCGGGCACATACGGCTCCGCCTCCAACGTCCCCGTGTTTGTCACCAACGCGCAGGGTCAGGTTACCAGCGTCACAAACACAGGCATCGCAATTGCATCCGGGGCAGTCTCTGGGCTGGCCGCATCCGCCACAACGGACACAACAAACGCAGCCAATATCACTTCAGGCACCCTGCCGTCTGGGCGCATCTCGGGTTCTTACACCGGCCTCACAGGCACGGGCGCACTGGCAGCGGGTTCGTTGGCTACGGGGTTCACCGCAGTCTCAGCCCCACTGGGCGGCACAGGCCAGACTTCTTACGCCGTGGGCGACCTGATCTACGCAGATACCACTACGTCTTTGGCAAAGCTGGCCGACGTAGCTGTTGGCAATGCCTTGATCTCTGGCGGTGTAGGCTCGGCCCCAAGCTACGGCAAGATCGGTCTGGCGACTCATGTCAGCGGCACTCTGCCGGTAGCCAACGGCGGTACAGGCGTTACGTCTTCTACGGGCACAGGCTCTGTTGTCTTGAGCGACAGCCCAACTTTGACCACTCCTGCTTTGGGCACGCCGTCAGCTTTGGTGGGCACAAACATCACGGGTACGGCCACTGCATTTACAGCAAGCAACGTCACCACCAACGCCAACCTGACCGGAGATGTGACTTCGGTGGGTAACGCAACCTCAATTGCCGCTGGTGTAATTGTCAATGCAGACATCAACGCTTCTGCTGGCATTGTGGACACCAAGCTGGCAACCATTTCTACCGCGTCAAAAGTTAGCAACTCAGCGACTACAGCAACTAATGCGAACACCGCCAACGCAATTGTTGCGCGTGATGCAAGTGGAAACTTTACCGCAGGCACGATTACCGCCGCTTTGACGGGCAACGCATCTGGTTCAGCAGCTACGTTTACCAGCACGTCACAGAACTCGCAGTTTAATTCGGTTGGGGTTGGTACAGCCGCTTCCGGTACAGCAGGTGAGATTCGTGCAACCAACAACATCACGGCCTACTACTCAGATGATCGGTTCAAAACAAATCTTGGCAACATCCCTGATGCGCTGGCTAAAGTACTGACGCTCAACGGCTTCTATTACGAAGCCAACGAGCTTGCACAGTCTTTTGGTTACGAGAAGATTTTAGAAGTCGGTGTTTCCGCGCAGCAAGTCCAAGCAGTTCAGCCAGAGGTTGTGGCCCCGGCCCCAATCGACGAGAATTACTTAACTGTTCGCTACGAGCGCTTAGTTCCTCTGTTGATTGAGGCTATCAAAGAACTGAACGCCAAGGTCACCGCGCTAGAGCAAGTCGTGGCAAAATCAACGCAAGGATAATTATGGCAAGCACCTACTCCCCCTCGCTACGAATTGAGCTGATTGGCGCTGGCGAACAGGCCGGTACGTGGAACACCACGACCAACACCAACCTCGGCACGCTGATTGAGGCGTCTATTGCTGGATATGTGGCGGTATCCGTTACCTCGGCCAACCAAGCCTTCTCTGCGCTGGACGGTGCTGCTGACCAAGCACGAAACGCCGTTATTGCACTGTCCACAACGACCGGTGCCAATTTCAACGTCTATGCTCCCCCACAGGAGAAGACCTATATCATTTACAACACCACCGCCTTTACAGCTACGATTTTTAACTCAACGGCGATTGGTAACACAACCGCAGCGGGCGCAGGTATCACTGTTCCTGCGGGTGGTAAGGTATTGGTGTTTAGTGATGGAACTAATTTTTACAGCATAAGCGCCCCCAACCTAACCGGCGCAGTCACTTCGGTAGGTACCGCTACGTCTCTTGGATCGTTTACATCTTCTCAACTGTTGACTGCGCTTACGGACGAAACAGGTACGGGTTCAGCGGTATTTGCCACAAGCCCCACGCTGATAACTCCTGCTCTGGGTACACCATCTGCCTTGGTTGGAACGAACATCACGGGTACAGCGGCAGGTCTGACGGCGGGCAACGCCACGACGGCTGCGGCAGCTACAACGCTGGCTACGACAAATTTTTCTATCGTTGAGTCCGGCGGCAAGCTATTTTTTAAGTACGGGGCTACAAACATTGCCTCAATGGACTCTTCGGGCAACTTGATTACGTTGGCGAATATTACCGCCTTCGGCACACCATAAGGAGCGAGCATGACGCTTCCAGTCGTACCCGGCAATTCGATGTCGTTCTCTCAGATCAACACTGAGCTTGGCTTATCTTCAACTGCAACAATTTCTTTAAATGATGCCGCTGTTCGTACTCTAGCGGGTGTCGGCGCAAGCCCAGCAGCTATTGCCATTACCAATTTAAGCGGTAAGTCCAACCAGTTTGCCTTCACGATCAGCAGCAACCAGACCAACGCAAACTTACGCACTCTGGCAGTTAACGCTGGCTGGAACCAGAGCATTAAGGTTGCGGCTACTATTGCGTCTGGTGTGTATATCAGCAGCAATAATACAGGCACCCCTGCACTTACCGTTAGTGGGTCATTCCCCGGCGGCGTCGAGCTTATTAATCAAGGTTTTATTATCGGCATGGGCGGTAATGGAAATGGTAGAGATATATTCGCGCTGGGGTACGTCGGGATCGACGGTGATCCCGGTGGCGGTGCCCTTTCAGTCTCTTCCGCAATATCCGTAAACAACACAGGAACTATTGGCGGCGGCGGCGGCGGCGGCGGGAATGGCGGCTCTAGTTACAATAATAATGATTATGATCAGAAGGGTTATTTTGGCGGCGGCGGTGGTGGTGGCCGTTCTAGTAATGCAGCGAACTCTTCGGGCGGCATATCGGTTAACAACCAAGGAAACGGTGGCGCGGGCACTGTTAACGGCGCTGGCGCTGGCGGCGCAGGTGTTCCGCTTAACGGAGGCTTTAGCACTGTGCCCAACGGCGGCGCTGGAGGAAATTGGGGGGCAGCCGGTGTTAATGGAACAAGCGGCAATTACTCAGCCGCAGGTGCCGGTGGTTCTGGTGGATACGCTATCTCTGGTAATTCATATATTACATATATTGCAACAGGAACCCGACTCGGTTCAATCTCGTAAGGGAAAACAAATGAGCATCCCATACACATACCAAATCATCAATGTTAATGAAGCCGCACGTTGCATGGAGGTCGTATATTCAGCAGAAGGGCACCAGACCATGCACATTGGAGCGCGCCTGCCATTTGAAGGGGAATCGCTGGAAAAAGTCATCGACATGTATGCACCGGTCAATTACTGGATCGAGCAAAAACGACCTGTGGTGGTACCCCAAATTGGTGCTTTTGGGTTGATCGTTCCGTCCAGTAGTACCATTTCTATAACAGAACTTTAATATCTCATTAGTTTTAAGAGAAATTTATTATGCCCGATCGACCATACGTTCAAATCGGCTGCGTAGCTAATTTGTACTCGCGTCAGATGCATTTTAAAAACGCTGGCGACATTGAGCACGGCCACACACATGCTTTTGACCACCTTACTCTATTAGCCTCTGGCTCTTTGCGTGTTACGGTTAACAGCAAGGTTACGGACTTCAAAGCGCCTCATATGATTTATATAAAGGCTGAGCACGAGCACGAGCTTGTAGCTCTTGAGGACAACACAGTGGCTTACTGCATCCATGCACTGCGTAATGGAGATGGTGTTGATGACATTATTGACCCAGCCGCAGTACCAGCGGGTGTAAATCCAATGTCCTTTGCAAAACAGGTTATTTCTTTATAAGAAGTAATAGGTGCATGGACGCCCTGCCACCCACACCCCCAACGGCACAAGCTCCTGCGCCCGTATTTGAATGCGTGAGGTGGAGTTGGTCTTCAGACCGCAAAGATGTCTGGTGCTTGAAGTGGCGTGAAAAGGGCAAGCCTGAACCTAAAAAGGTAGCGGAAAGTGATTGACCCCATAAGCGCCCTAGCGGGTATACAGGCAGCGGTTGCGCTCATCAAGAAAGTCAGCAAGACTGTTGACGATGTGTCTA